GGAGCTTCTTCTACTGTAACAGGCCCCACTGGAAGAACTGGTCCAACTGGAGCTTCTTCTACTGTAACAGGCCCCACTGGAATAACTGGTCCAACTGGACCAGCTGGATTGAATACCGTAGGGTCATTCTTTGCTACTGGAAATAGTAATGGGCTAGTAATAACTGGAAATTCTATTTTTTTATGTCCGGCGACAAATAATACACCAGGTGCAGTATCAACAGTAACTCAGACTTTTGGTGGCAGAAAGACTTTTGGCGGATCAGTTGGATTTTCAAGCCAGACAATTAATAGTAGTTCAGGAACGCAAACAATTGGTGGTGGGTTCTCGTACGTTTTAATAAGCAATTCAAGTTCATTTACTCTTAATATGCCAGACTCATCTGCTACGGATGGATATGTATTATGGATACGAAAGTTAGCTAGTCCTAATTTTACTGTTACACTCAATAGTTCAAATTCTTTTTTTAACCTTTCAAATTCCAGCTCAAATTCATTTAGTATGACCAGTGGGATCAGGACTGTTAAATTCTACTTCGCTAATACGGACTGGTACCTTCTGTACAGCGCTTAGAACATTCACCTCCGAAGGAGGCGGCCTGTCCAAGGTCACCTCTGACCGCGGAGCGGCCTCCTCCTTCGGAGGTGAAAGAGGAGGCCCGTTACCCTCTGTTTCACCTCCTTCGGAGGCGCGGTACACGGCGTCAATAGAAGTTTCTACGTATATAAAAATGATAAATACGAATTGTATAACGATATGGTATATAATTAAAAATATATGGAAAAAAGAATTATAAACGATAATGATATTGAATTTTTATTGGATTTTTTGAAACCAATGCAAAATATACCAATAAAAACTGCTATTTCAGTGTGTGAATATAATAAAAAAAAGCTATCTATGCAATTGGAAGGATTAGAAATATATCCAGAGATTTTGCATAAATTAAAAAAACAAATAATAAAACAATATTACTCGACAATTATTTCCCCAGGAGAGTCAATAGGAATAACATGTGCACAATCAATTGGAGAAAAAGGAACACAGTCTACATTAAATACATTTCATTCATGTGGAGTAAGTGATAGGGTTGTAAACGCGGGTGTACCAAGACTTCAAGAATTATTAAATTCAACAAAGATACCCAAAACTATAAATACAAAAATTTTTTTTAAAAATAAACCGTGTTCGATCAATGATTTGAGAAAAGAAATTGGGACGTCAATCGTTGGGTTAACAATTTTAAAAATAACCAAGGAAGTTTCTATAAATTTAAATAAAAAAAACGAGCCGTGGTATCCTATATTTTTTATATTACATCCGTCCGAAAGAGAGAGATATATATCTTCAAGCTGTCTAACATTAATTCTAGATATCGATAAAATGTACGAGTATAAATTATCTACAAAAAATATTTGTAACATTATAGAAAAGGAATTTTTAGATTCATATTGTATTTTTTCGCCACCCCAAATTAATAAGATAGATATATTTTTCAATATGGAAAATATAGAAATACCAGAACATAAACTAAAAGAATATAAAGTAGGAACTTCAACGCAGATATATATGGAAGAAATTGCTAAACCGAATATAGAAAATATGGTTGTTTTTGGAATTCCAGAAATATCCGAAATATATTATGTGCAAAATCAAGATAAAGAATGGTATGCAGAAACAGACGGTGGAAATTTGCCAATTCTTTTAGCAAATCCAAAAGTTGATTCGACAAGAACAATTTCAAATAACTGTTGGGAAATATATAAAACTCTTGGAATAGAAGCCGTACGGCAATATTTAATAGAAGAATTTTCAACTATTGTAGAAGGCATTAATGAGTGTCATATAAAATTACTTGTCGATCGGATGACATATTCGGGAACTATTTCTGCTATATCAAGATACACAATGCGACAGGATCCATCTGGTGTTTTTTCAAGAATGAGCTTTGAAGAATCTGTTGTAAATGCGCTTGATTCAGCAGCGTGTGGAGATGTTGAAAACACAAAAGGAATATCAGCCTCAATTGTATGTGGTAAAAGAAGTTCAATTGGGTCTGGCATGGTAGAACTTTTGATGGATTTATCTTTTTTTATACCACCTTTTAAACAGGAAAATATTGTGGATAACACACCTATTCAATAAAAATTAAAGTCTTACGACTTTAATTTTTTAATTACAGCCACCGCAGTCATCCTTCGGACCGAGTACCTCTTCGAGGCCACGGCTTCGACACTGAAGGAGGAGGCCAGTTACCCTCTGTTTCACAGGCGTCACCATGACAGTTTCCATCCAATACACATCGAAGATGTGTCTTCAAGTTCAATTATAAAGTATCCATTGTTTAATAAAAAAGATCTAATATTCATTATAGTGTCATTATTATAATTTGTTAAGTCTGGAATATTATACATTTTAATATAATTTAGATTTATTAAATTTGCATTATCAATCCTACTTTTTATAAGAGAAAGAAGGCTATTAAATTTTTGTTCGGTGAATGTTTGAATAAGAGAATTTCTAGATGGAAATGTGTCTCTGATATTTAATACTGCGATCCCTGGGGAGACACCTCCTTCTGAGGAGGCCTGTGTACCTCGAAGAGGAACTGAAAGAGGAGTTTCGCCACCAGAGGCGGTGGGGTCACTCGTATTATTGGAAGATTCAGCTTGCGTGTTTGATATCATAATATTAATTATTAAAAATTTAACTTTAAGTAAACAGTATATAGAATCGAAGCCGGCGTCTCAGTCTATCCCTATGTTTTCGAATAGGGTGGGAGAAGTCGAATTGAAGCCGAAGGCTGGCCTCCTTAGGAGGTGAAGCGAATATCTATTACACATCGAAGATGTGTAATTAATTTTGACATTTAAAAATGAATTTGTTTATATAAAATAATAGAAATATTAAATGAATAACTCCGAAAATTTTGAAAATTTTATTAATAGTAAAAGAGTAAACAGTACATATTATACACATGTATCAATGGGAGAACCATTTGGTAAATTCCAGATAGATAGAAAATGTATTGAAGAATTTTGGGAATTATATATTGAAGAGACCACCAAAGGTGGAGATGACTACAACAAAGAATTGGGATATTGTATAGCAGAAAAACCTGGACATTATTTACCAGTGTTAGTTGATGTTGATCTTAAAATTATAGAAACATTTGAATTGAAAGGGGATAAGTTGTATACAGAAGATCAATTGAACATTGTAGTAAAATTGTATCAGAGTGTACTGAAAGAAATAATAGATAGTGTTTCTGACGATGAATTGATGTGTGTAGTTTTGGAAAAAGAAATGTATAGAATTAAAGTTGGTGAAATAAACTATATGAAAGGAGGATTTCATTTGCATTTTCCAAGTATTTTTCTTAACAGAGCTGACCAAGAAATACATTTATTATGTAGAATTAAAACACAAATGAAAAGGATGGAAGTGTTCAAGAACCTTGGATATGAAGACAGTGGAAGTGTTATAGATGGGGGATACTGTTCATCTCCATGGTTAATATACGGATGTAGAAAAAAGGAAAATATGAAGCCATATTTAATTACAAAAATAATATCATCAAATGGTAATTGTTTGGATTTAGAAACAGCTTTTATAAATTATAAGATTTATAATGTAAGAGAAGAAGTAATACAAATAAGAGGAAATGTTAACAAATATATTCCAAGAATTTTAAGTATAATACCATATGGAAGAAGTTCATGTGAGATAAAAGAAGGGTTAGCTATTCCATCAACAAATAGAAATCAGGAAAATATTAAAGTGGCCGCAGAGCGGTCGAACAGAAATAAAGTTGAGCAGTGGGGAGGGAATATAATTGGTCAAATGACACTTGATGAAAAAATAAAGGAAGCAAAAATTCTTGTTTCTATGTTGAATAAGAGTAGAGCGGAAGATAGGAACGAATGGATTGTAATTGGCTGGATATTATACAATATGTTTGAGGGGGATGAAGAAGGATTAAATATATGGAATGATTTTTCATCAAATAGCGACAAGTACAATGAAGTAGTTAATACATCAGAATGGAGAAAAATGAGTAAGCAAAATTTTACTATTGGAACATTGAAATATTATGCAAGTGTTGATTCTCCGAGTGAATATAATGAATATAAAAAAAATATTTCAAAAATATGTACAGACGATGCAATTTCTGGTGCACATCACGATATAGCAAAAATATTATTTTCAGAGTTTGGAAACGAGTTTGTATGTGCATCTATTGCAAATAAAACATGGTATCAATATATAGGCCATCAATGGGAAGAAATAGAAGAAGGAGTTTTCCTTCGTAGAAAAATTTCAAATGAAATAGTAAGTAAATTTGAAGAATTTAAAAAAGATTCGAAAGCCAAGGCAGCTGGTGAAAACGACTTCTTCCAAAAAGAGGATAAAACAGTTAAAAAAATATTTAGTATAATTTCAAATTTGAAGACTGCCCCTTTTAAATCAAATGTAATGAAAGAATGCGCAGAGTTGTTTTATGATAAAAGTTTCAAATATAGATTGGATACAAATCCCAATACCATAGCTTTTAAAAATGGAGTTTATGATTTAATAACAAACGTTTTAAGAATAGGTGTACCTGAAGATTATATAAGCACTTCATTGCCAATTGATTATATAGAATACAATGAACTATCGAAAGAAGTTATTTCAGTTCATTCATTCCTGGAAAAAGTGTTTCCAGATAAAACAATTAGAGATTATTTTTTAGATACTTCATCTGATGTATTTATGGGAGGTAACAAACAGAAAATAGTTTTATTTTGGACAGGAGAAGGTGATAACGGAAAATCTGTAACTCAACGTTTATTTGAAATTATGCTTGGACCTTTAGCTATCAAATTTAGCACGACTCTAATTACAGGTAAAAAAACAGGAACAGGTACTGCAAACCCTGAATTGGCTAGAGCAGGTGGAGGTGTTAGATGGGCGGTATTGGAAGAACCAGATGGTGATGAAGCAATTAATATTGGCATGTTGAAAAGTTTATCTGGAAACGATTCATACTGGGCTCGAGATTTGTTCCAATCTGGTAAATCTACACGTGAAATAACTCCTATGTTCAAATTGATATTTATTTGTAACAAATTACCTTCTTTGAAATATTCAGATAAAGCAGTATGGAATAGGATTAGGGTTATTCCATTCGAATCTACTTTCATAAGAGCCGGAGATCAATGTCCGGAAACAGAAGAAGAACAACTTAGAGAAAAGAAATTTCCGATGGACAATGATCTATATTCTAAAATTCCTGCAATGGTCCAGGCGTTTGCCTGGATTCTTTTAAACCATAGAAAAAATAATTTAAATAAGGTAAGAATAGAACCATATAAAGTTCTCCAAGCTACTCAGGCATACAGAAATCAAAACGATGTATATCGTCAATACATGGAAGAATGTTTGATAGAAGTTGAAAATAAAAAAATAGGTGTAACGGAATTGTATGCAGATGTTAAACTATGGTTAAGAGATGGCTTCCCAGGCCATCCTCAACCATCTAGAGCTGATATCGTAACATATTTCGATAAAGCTTTGGGAAAACAACAATTTGGAAATTGGAATGGATACATGAGAAGAAAAGACTATAATCCAGAACTTGAAACAGCTCCTATTTAATAAAATATACGATGTATATCGTCAATACATAGAATTTTTAAAAAAATAATTTTTAAAAATTCGTTTCAATATATACCTGTAACCAGTCTGAAAATTAAAAAAATATTAAAACTACTTAAAGAGTAGGCTATAATTATATAAAATGTATACCCAATTAACATCGGCCGCTGGCTTTAATACTTCGAATATTATTTTTTCAGACCCGCAAGCTGGATCTATCCCCGATAGTAAACCAGCTATTTCATTTAAGAGAATTAATATCCAAACAAGAAATCCGGATGGATCTGTTGGGGATTTGATTCTTGAAACAGAAAAACTTTTCTCGTTTGGTGTGAGTGAAAACGTTAACATGGAAACAGGAAAGGTAAATGGATATGTTCTTCCTCTTTGTCTTTATAATAAAGATTGTCCTTCTGAAAAAGAAAAAGAATGGGTTACTACATTCAATAATATAGTGGATAAGATTAAATCTCATCTTATTAATGTAAGAGAATCAATTGATCAAGATGATTTAGATGAAAGAGATCTTAAAAAATTAAATCCTCTTTATTATAAAAAAGAAAAAGGCAAGATTGTAGACGGAGCTGGTCCTGCTTTGTATGCAAAGTTAATGATGTCTAAAAAATTAAATAAAATAATGACTCTCTTTATTAACCCAGGCAATGACCAAGAAATTGATCCTTTGGAATTGATAGGAAAATTTGGATTTGCAAAATCTGCCATAAAATTTGAATCTATTTTTATTGGAAATAAAATTTCTCTGCAAATAAAAGTACACGAATGTGAATACGAAGTCCAACAGGTAGGTTTCAAACGACTCTTGTCATCAAGACCAGTCTCTAAAATCGATGTAGCAATCCAAGATAAAAATAATTATGAAACAAAAGCTTGTGTTTTAGAATCAGACGATTCTGGAAGTTTGGGCGACTCAGATTCAGAATCTGATTCGGACTCTATTTCACCGTCTTCAAGGACGTCTTTAACATCTTCGTTGACAGACCCAAAATCATCTTCTACAGCTCCATCAAGTCTACCTACTGTACAATCAGCCAAACCCAAAACTGTCGGTTCTAAAAAAAAATAATTATTCTATTAAATAGAATAATTATTTGTAAACTGTAGGTGTCTCCCTGGGGAGCGCCACCCGAGGGTGGCTGGATACCGTATCGGGACTTCATTATAAAATTTTATGAACTATATGCTTAAACATTTAATAATTTCCTCTATAATTTCAGATCCATCTTCTTCTTTTCTTAAATCAGGAACAAGTTCCTCTATATTTTCAATATTTTCAATATTTTTAATAGATGGAGACTTCTCAAATTTGGACGGGTAAACAACTGTAGGTGACCTAGGAGAGGCCGCTGCCAGAGGCGGTGACCGCGGAGGTGACCGCGGAGGTGATAACAACTCCGCCGCCTCCTTCGCAGGTGACTCAGCCTTTGGTGGCGAGGCTTCCATGGGCATCGTAGCGGTCAGAGACGCCAGTGGATTAACCCCTTCAGGTGAAGAAAAAGGCGACCTCGGAGACTCACTGCCTCTGGCAGAGGCCGCTCCGCGGTCAATTTTAGTAGTGGAACCAACTTGTAAAGAAGGTAGCCCTGTAGTGGTTAACATTTCAACCCAATTATCATCATCTTCATGGACGGCCGCCTCTTTCAGTGACGTGGGTGAAATAGGAGCGGGTTCCGCCTTTGGCGGTGAACCACTTAACACTGGAGGTTGGACTGAGCCAAGTGGAGAAAGTCTAGGTGACCCAATTGGAACTGAAGGTTGTACTGAGCCAAGTGGAGAAAGTCTAGGTGACCCAATTGGAACTGAAGGTTGTACTGATCCCAGTTGAGAAATAAATTGTAGTGAGGGATTCTTTTTTTTTTTATTTCGCAAATAATTAAATATATCTTTAAATTTTACTTTAAGTTTATTATTTATTGTTGTATCATCAACATTAATAGTTTTAATAATTTGTTCTATTTCATTAATTTTTTTATTAAAATCATCTGACGCTTCAGCCAGTCTTATGTCAGCAAGTCTTTTTTCTTCTTCAAGTCTTATGTCAGCAAGTCTTTTTTCTTCTTCAAGTCTTTCTTCTTCCTCAAGTTCGAGTTGCATTCTCAACAAATTTTGTTTTCTAATTTCTCTATCAGTTAGAGTAGCTGTTGGAGGAACAATTTGAGGCATCGGTAATGGTGGAGGGCGGTTTGAACTATCAGATATAACAGAAGGTGGGCGTGAAGATGGTTTGATTATACTCTCTGAAGCAACAGAAGGTGGACGTGAAGATGGTTTGATTATACTCTCTGAAGCAACAGAAGGTGGCTTCTTAGAGGACGCCACCGATGGAGGCGGACGAGATGAAACAACAGAAGCAGATGTTTTTATAGGTAATTGGGGAGGCTGAGCGGGGGAAGATGAACTTGAAATTCTTCGTGGATTTTTTCCTGTATTATATGAGACAAGAGCTTCACACATATCTTTTTTTTTACCATTTTTAATCATAGATTCTGCGGTGTCTTCTGGTATTCCACATCTTTGATTCAAAAAGAATCTAAAATCTGGAACTCTATATGTCGCTGGAACTTTTTGTGCATCTGATACACATGTATTTACGTCAGTATAATCACAATTAAATTTTTTTCCTATGCAGGTTACTTTGCTTTGTATCTTATCATCATCAGTCACAATTTTTTTTGGTGGCATATTTATTATATCTAAATATATAAATAAAAATGAAAATTTGTTATATTTATATATTTGATATTTGATATAGCAATATGAAAAACATTAGAGAAAAAGGAATATTATGTTTAAGGAATGTATTAAATATAGAATCGAATGTCATTTCATTAGAAAAAAATATATATAAGATATCATCAACAGATGAAAACAATACATGTGGTACTTACAATACTATTTTATACCAAATAATAGGAGATATTTTAAAAAAAAAAAAATTAAATATTATTTTAGAAAATTTAAAAAACAAAAAATATTTTTGGAACCACGATATGTATAACAAATCAATTGATATAATAAAAGAAAAAGACGATTTTATTATAGATCCATTTGACGTTAAAGAAGGAGTATTCGAGTGTTCAAAATGTAAAAGTAAAAAAGTATTTACTTATTCAAAACAAACTAGATCATGTGATGAACCACCAACTACATTTTCTTATTGTATTGATTGTAAGCAAAAATGGAAATATAATGGATAAAAGTAACCTGTTATAGATACTATAATTATATGACAGATAATCAAATATTTAACATAAATATTTGATTAAATATTATTAAAGTAAAAATAAATGAACAATGGAAAACAATATATCGTTAAAAAAATTAACGTCGAATTTGATGATAAAAATTGTAAAAAAATTTTATTATATTTCGAGCCAGATTTAGATTTTATGAAATTATGTAGAGAAAATGGATTTAAACTTTTATGTCATCTACCATTATTGAATATTAAAGTATTTTGTAATATTTCACAAAGTATAGATTATCTTTTTTATATAGCTTCAATAAATTCTTTGTCTGAAATTGACTTACGAAAAATACACGACCGCGAAGCGGCTGCCACCATAGGTGGTGACCTCGACTTCGGAGAAGCCGGCCGCAGAGCGGTCGGCCTGGCCGCCTCCTTCGGAGGTGACCGCGAAGCGGCTGCCACCATAGGTGGTGACCTTGGACAGGCCGCCTCCTTCGGAGGTGAAGAAATAAAATCCGATCCCCATAAAGACTTGTCTATACATTTTTATCCAATTGACACTATAATAAAAGACGAAATATCTAAGAATAATACAATAGAAAATTTTTCGTTAGATGATGCGTTCGATTATAGCAAAGATAGTTCTGGAAAAAAAACTTTAATATGGAACAAAAAATCAATAATGATAATTATATTTTTTTCTTTTTTAATAATTTTATTTATATTTTTTTTAATAATTTTTATTTTAAATAATATAAAAGATTCGTCAGTAGGGCGCCATGGGTGATTTTATAGACACTCTACTTTAGATAGTACACCAGAGGCGGTTAAACAGGCCCACCCGTTACTTAGCGGGGACCTCTCCGAGGTCGCCTCTTCGAGGTACACAGAGTCACAGAGTCCACATCGGAGCTGCGGGCCTGTTTCACTCTGTAAAACAGGCGCAGCTTCGCTGTCACAGAGTCCAATGGAGTTAATAAAAATCAATGACATCTAGAAAATATTTATTCGAGTCGCGGTCACCGCTTTTAGCGGAGGCCGCTTCGCGGTCTACAAAATATATTTTATTTGATAAAATTTCAAAACGGGTTTTTAGGGCGTTTGAATTGACCTCGTTAAAACTAAAAATTTTTTTCAATGAAATATTGTCGGGGATTACGTTTCCCGAAAGTAATTTATTAAATAATATATATATTTCATTTACTTTTCCAAGAAGAGTTGCTGCATAATACTCTGATGATTTTAATATTATACATTTATCAATATTTATATTACAAATAACATCAAAGTAATATTCAAGTTTATTGAATTCGACTCCTTCTAAAATTTCGTTTTGATAGCAATTACAAAAAACAACAACTTTGTAGTTGCTATTTTTTTTTATATACAATGCCATATCAACTATATATTTCTTATACCCAGAATCTTTAGTTAAAATATTACATTTTTTTTTATTATCAATTAAAAAACAGAGAATTGGTTGTTTTTTTTCTATAACAAATTTTTTAACATCTACACTTGAAATCGTATTTAATTTTATAAATATTTTATTCCAGGATTCCATATTATTGTATTCAATATCAGAAGGGTCGTTATGTGTAAGAAATAATTTGGATGCATCTTCTCCCATTTTATATTCTTTAAACATATAACATAGTGGAACAAAAAAGAGTGGAAGAAAATAAAAACTTAAGGTTGGTTTCAAACTATATTGACAATGGCTAGGATATCCAATTTCGAATGCTTTTTTAAAATATAAAAAAGCGTTTTTATTATCACCATTTAGATGGTGATGTATTCCAATAAAATACAGAGATTCGGGTCTAGAATTATCTAACTCATATGCCAAGTTATATAATTTTTCACATTCTGGCCAATTTCTTTTCAATTTAAAATTGCAAATTCTAGCAGCTTCGAATGCGGCATCTATTTTTTCTTGAATGAACCCTTCGTTCGGATGGTCTATCCTTTTAAGAAAATAAAATAAAGCTGTTTTATAATCTTCTAAACATGAATAAGTCTGGGCAAGATAATATAAAGATCTTGGATCGTCAGGATCTTCTTCCAATTCTTCTAATAAAAATTTAATATCCAATTGTTTCCTATCAATTGTTCTTTTGTGCATATAATCAATTCTTTTATCAAGTATACTTGCTTTATCGATTGGAATGATTACATTATAATTATTTTTTGATGGTATTACTTCGTGAATTTTATATTTATATTTAAGATTTGTTGATGTCTTTACAATCCTATTTGAGCCATATTCAGAATCATCACTTTTAATAAAAAGTGAAAATGAATCTGAAATTTGATCTCCTCTGACATCATTTAAAAACATTCTTAAATTTCCAGCCATTACATACGTATCATCAAGCATTAATGTATATTTGCATTTTTTCCCTGCAAATTCAAGAAGTCTATTTCTACTATCTCTGAAATTTATAAACGGCTCTTTTAATAATTTACCTTTTACTTTTCCAACCAATATTTTATTTATTATTTCTATCGTATCGTCTGTACTTCCTGTGTCCAATATACTCCACCTGTCTATATACGGCAATGCCTCAATCAGCGTATTTTCAAACTGTTCACCCCCATTTTTTACCATTATACAAAGATGTATAAGATTGTCATAACATAAAACACGAAGCCCTGCTGACGAATCTTTTATATAATATTTGAATTTTTCAATAAATAAATTATTAAATTGTTCTGGTATACGAACCTTATACTCAGTATCCTCAAGGCTGAAAATATTTTTGTACACACCACCCCCCTCACCGCTTTCACTCTGTAAAACAGGCGCCCGTTGCTCAGCGAAGCTGCGTGCCTCTTCGAGGTGCACGGCGTCACCCCCGAAGGGGGCGGCGGCCTGTCCAAGGTCACTGCCAGAGGCAGCCTCCAAAGGAGGTGAAATAATAATTGTTTTATCAAATTTTATATTATATAAATTCCAATTAAATGGATGTTGAGAAAATATAATAACCCCACTATATGATATATCATTAACATATTCTTCTATATTTTGTATTTTATAATCTTCACCTGCGGCGTCATATATACCATGAAGGACTGAATTTTTAATAATATTTTCTTCCGATTCTCCACCAATAGGGCGGCTGCTTTGTAGTCCACGCGGAGAATAAAATACTTTTGATACATCAAAATTTTTAAAACTATTTATGAAAATAAAACCACCATGCGTTGGATTTACAAATAATATCTTCTTAATATATAATTTTTTTCCAATTTCTCTTAACAATGAAATACATCTCTCAAAAACCCCAACATCTTTTAAAATATTTAGATTGCAATATTCAATCCTATTAACTCTTTCAAATTCTCCATTGTTTATAAAATAATTTTGTTTATTTATCGAAATCATTTTATTATTATTCTAGTATATAAATAATATTCAAATTCCAAATCTAAATCTTTGGACAGGCTCTTTTAGTCGCCCAAGCTCACCAAATTCTCTTGCAGGAAGTCCTGACTCCGTTCCATAATTGGAGCAGTGACAAAAATTGTCTTTTGTTTTTACTTCATCTTTTTTAACAACATATATTAATATTAAAAATAGTATTAAAAAAAATCCAATAGAATAATATTTTAAATATATGTCATCGTCATAATTCTTATCTTGTTTCATTTATATATTATCTAAAAATATTATTAAAAAATATCTAATTAATTGGGAACAAGATATGTTAATTTTACAACAAGTGCATCATTTGGTCCATTTGTTCCAACACATACCAAGGCGCATCCACAAGCAGCAGGTGTTGCAAGTGATGCTGCAATTGCCAAAGAAGATCCAGTTCCCCCAAGTGCAGTATTTACACGAGGACCGTCAACAACACTATTTCCAGCGGCTACACCACCAGCAGCCAGGCCTGTTCCATTTACAAGACCTGCAGTTGTAGCTGCCAAAAGAGGTGTTAAAACAACTGGTGAAGGTGCATACAGCGCGGTTCCAACGGAAAATGAAGTTGCACTAAAAGTATTTGCACTAACCAAATTTGAAGCCAATATTCCAAGAAGAATTGATCCAGTTGGAAATACAAAAAAGTTTGGATCGGCAGTTCCAAGAGCTACTGGTGTATAATTTGGAACTTTATATAAAAATCCAGCAAAAGTTGTAGCATTTTTTAAAGTTGAAGGAGAATATAATGTTGCCTGGACAGCACTATATCCATTTGACAAATTGTTATTGTAGAGTGTTGACGTTAAAGCCAGTGTCTGGATAGATTGAGATGAAATTGTTTGTGTATTTAATTTTGACGATTTTATGTCGGTTGAGACTCCCGTAAATGTCGCATTGCTTTGATATGTACTCATTTATATTGTATATAAATAAAAAAAAAATAAATAATATTTTTTTTTAAATATTTATTAAATTTTTAAATTCTATTATATATAGAATATGGAAAAGAATATTTAAATATAGTATTATATATATATATACAATATGAAAAATAATTGGATATGTGAAAATACTCCTATTATAGTATTATACAATGACAAAGAAATGCATCCTGAGAATGGGGGGAAAAATTATATATGTATTAGAAAAATATCCGAATTATATAACAAAGATAATATAAAAATTTTTTGTAATAAAGGATGGATTGATGTAAAGATTGGAAAAAAAAATTATTTAGATGATATGATTGAAATATCAACAGATTGTGGATATTTTTGTTGTACAAAAGAAACAGAAATAAACGGAAAAAATGCATCATGTATAAAAGTCGGAGATAAAATAAATACGACTTGGAATTTTCCATATTTTGAACCGGAAGATGTTGCAGGACCAACCGACTTTAATAAAGGAGGCTGCTCTGCACTCTGTGAAACAGGCGCGCCCGTTACACGGAGTGCACCGCAAAGCGGCACGCCCGTTGCACGGAGTGCACAGCGGAGCTGCGCGCAGCTCCGCTGTGCAGTACCTCCAGATTATTGGTATAATATTGGGAAAAATATAAAAGACATAGTTGATATTCCAATTGAGATATTTAATATATCTATTAAAGATCAAGTTTTATTCATGGGGGGATTTCATTCTTTATATTCTTTTCCTCTTTCAACTACAGAGAAGCTGGCGTCTAAGACTTCGGACAGAGTACCTCTTCGAGGACCCTCTGTGGAACTCTCCTTCGGAGCAGCGGTACACGGGTCGCAGGTGACCTCGGAGGTGACATTGGACCCCTCAGAGAGGTCAGCAGTGACCGCGGAGAGGCCTCCTCCGAAGGAGGTGATTGAATTAAATTCAAATATTTTAACACAATATATGTGGATTTTATCTAGAAAAATCGGATATACATATAAACTAATTGACCGCGGAGCGGCCTCCTCCGAAAGAGGTGACCGATCCGCGGCCTCCTGCGACCCGGGTACCGGGCGGGCCGATTCTCGGTGCGAAGGAGGTAATTCTCCTGTTTTAGATATACATAGAATACAAAGAGTAATTTTTTCAAATGGATATGTAAAATCTATTAAAATTTTGGGTGTAGACAAAAAATATAAAACAGTATATAATATTATACCTCTTATCGACCCAATAAGGACCGACTCGTATGACCGCGAAGCGGCCGCCTCTGACCGCGGAGCGGCCTCCTCCTTCGGAGGTGAAAGAGGTGACGAGCGGGACGATACTCGGACCGAAGGAGGAGCCTGCCCGTTTAAACGAGTCGAAGAGGCCGCCGCCAGAGGCGATATAGTAAATATTAATATAGGAGTTGGAGATCTTGTATTACAATTTTAATATATAATTTAAAAGAATATATAAATAATAAAATATGTCTAAATATCTAAAATTTAAGGACCTTGGTAATAAAGAGTTTTCATCGGAATCAGAAAGTAGATCAGTAAGAGAACCTGTACAAAATATTCAACCCACGGAGCGTACTCAGGCGAATAATTACATCCCCCAATCACATACATCTACCCAGAAAGTACCCGAGCAAAAATTTGGTAAAATTGTGAAATTACAAAAAATTAAATCAGTTGATGATAAAAAAAAAATAATAGAATCAAATGATATAGTTGTAATTGACGTGTACGGAAAATGGTGTGGTCCATGTAAACAGGCAAAACCCGAATTTAAAAAAATTGCTCTTAAATACAAAAATAGCAATGTTTTCTTTGTAAAAGAAAATGTAGATGATAATTTTTCTACTGATATTGCAGGAGTTCCGTGCTTTCAATTTTTTGTGCATGGAAAACCTTCTGGTGTTATAATGGGTGCTGATATGAAATCTGTAGAAAATAAAATACAAAGTTATTTTTAATACCGCTACGGTAGCCATCCCACCCTCGGGTGGCGCGCTCCCAGGAGACACCTACGGTTTACAAAGCGGTACGTACACAGAGTGGAACGGGCGGGCCTCGATGAGGACCACTTGTCGTAGTCTTCGCTGTGTATACGTAATTTTTATCGTTGTATATTAATTTATAAATAAATATAAATTAATATATATAATATAAATAAGATGTCTATGTCTTTAAAAAATGATTTACATGAATTGGAACAAATTAAAAATGCAATTAAAACTAATTTTTTAGCTCTTAAAAAATTAAGAGAAAAAAAAAAATCAATTGAATTAAAACTTATAGAATATCTTGAAAAAAACAAAAATATAAATGGTTTGAAATATAATAACATTATAATATCTATACAAAAAAAAGAACATAGAGTAAAGAAAAAAAATAATGAAAAAAAAGCAGATTTGTCAAATATTCTAAAGTTGCATAATATAAATCATACATCTAAATTATTATCTGATATATCAGATATACAAAAAGGAACAAAAAAAGAAAAAAGCATTCTTAAATTCTCTTCCGAATAACAACTTCTTATTACACACACATAATTTTTAGCTTTTACACTTCCAAAGAATTGGACGTTTAGCTCAGATGGTAGAGCGCTTCACTTGTAATGAAGCGGTCGTCGGTTCGATTCCGACAACGTCCTTTTTAAATACTGGGTTGCAGTATTTAAAAAATAAGAATACCTTATCTAAATGATAAGGTATAAATTTTCAGTTGGTGCAATCTTTAAGAACGAAGAACATATATTAAAAGAATGGATAGAGCATTATATCCACCATGGAGCTGACCATTTTTTTTTAATAGATGACTCGAGTACAGACAATAGCGTTGATATTCTATCTCAATATATAGAAAATGGAATCGTTACATTATTCAGAGAAAATTGTGAGTATTTTCTCGGTCGTCAAATGCATTTATATAATAAATGTATTTATCCTCATTATAAAGAAACAGAATGGTTACTATTGGTCGATCTAGATGAATTCGTATGGAGTCCTATGAATATTAATTTATATGAAATTTTAAAAACATGTTCAGAAATCGGACAAATCCAAATTCAACATACATTATATGGTTCAAATGGTCATTCTTTACAACCAGAATCTGTCGTTGGCCATTTCACTCGACGTCATATCGATGAACCTACGACATCGCCTGGGAATCTAAAATATTTCATTAATTCAAAATTCGAATTCACACATTTTTCAGTACACTTTGCTTTTTTCACAGAAAAAGAAAACGAGAAAAATGGTAGATTCCTTATTCTAGATTCTAATTATTTTGTTTTAAATCATTACTCTTGCCAATCCCTTGAATTCTGGAAAAATGTTAAATGTACGCGTGGAGATAGTGACAATTATAGGATAAGGACGGATACAGATTTCGATGAATTGGACAAGAATGATGTAGAAGATTTGCGGCTGTTTTCTCAAAACACATCGTTATTTAAAAAATAATACCACGGAGTCACCCCCTTCAGGGGAGGCCGCCCGCGGTCATTTATTTAATAAATATTTTGAATATGAAAACATTTGTCTCAAAGCAATCTTTATTATAGGACTTAATTCTAAAAAACGAATATCCAACCATTCCACTATATCTTTTTTTTTTTTAAGACATGCGTGTATATAAATTTTTTGAAATACATAATCCCATGCAACATGACCGCTAAAGCGGTCTCTTTCGTATTGTTCCCATCTAAGTTGTATGCTATTTAAATCTCCTTCATTAATATATTGCTTGATCTCTAAAATAATTAGATCTTCTTTATTCATATTTATATTATTAACTATTTATGGTTTAAGACTTTTTATCTTCCAAATAATTGGAGTACAAATAAAATTGCTATATGCAATTTTATTTATAAAAACTAGAGATCAAATAGATGGAATCAAAAAGTTGGGGATGCTTTAAAATAATAGCACAACTCTGATATAGTCATTTTTTTAGCAACGGATTCTTTAAGAAGACCGTTTGAAACGAAATAAGCTACAAGTTCTGGTTTTGTGTATCTATTTGGTCCATATTTTGGTCCACATCGTTTCTTAGTAGGAGATCCGTGGCGAGGAGAAGAATGGTGAGATCCGTGGTGAGGAGAAGATCGCGGAGAAGCACTGGGTGATTTCATAAGTCTACACAACTGGGCAATTGTCATTTTTGAAGCCTTTGCCTTTGTCATTCCATGAGAAACGGCAAAAGCTACAAGTTCTGGTTTTGTGTATCTATTTGGTCCTCTTAATGGTCCGCACTGTTTTTCACGGGGAGAAGAATGATGAGAAGCACGGGGGGAAGAAGCAC